CTACCTTCTCCTTAACACGTCTCACTGCTAACTGTTGATCAAAAGTTGCATCATTAGGAATTAATGATAATATCTTAAAAAGATAATCATGAAGACCTTTTAATGCAATCTGAGATCAAAAGTCAACCATAGCGAACACACGGATCTTACCTGCTGGTTCAACCTTCTTACAAAGTTGACCCATAGGGATAAAATTAAAGATTAAATCAGCTTCTAATGAAATTGATTTAATTTCCTTTAATAAAAGCCCTTTGGAGGATAGAATAGGTCCAATATCACGTAAGTAATTAACGTAATTAAGGATTCTACTCTGCCCCGAAGCTATTAAAAATGATTGTAAACTCTGGAATAAATTAATATCCATAAGTAACATATCAGCAAAATAGCCCCGTCAACTCTGCTGGAAAGTAGGAGATGATTTAGAAATCATAAAGATATCTGATTCCTTGAAAGAATGACCTAAAAATGGTTTTAACCATTTCTTTGCTCATAGCTCCAAGACCTCAGAATATACTTTAAGACTCTGGTCATCTCCTGAGAAAGGATCTGTAATAGTATTAAGCTTAACAATTCCCGGTATAGATATCACTCTATACACGGAAAATAAAGTTAATCAGAATCTTATTACAGATGCTGAACCTTTCATCATAAGACGCCGATCAGAGATCGGAATAATATGAGGAAGGCCATTAGCCAATCTTGGAAGAGGTAAATCGGGATTCACATCCCGAGCACTCTCAACTGGATTTCCGGCTAACTTTCTCTGAATTATCAGCTGTCCTGTCTTTAAATACTGAACAGTGAAACTTCCCCCATTCTTTTTGTTGAGAAACAAAAGATAACGGAAGAATTTAAGAATAAAATTTAGTCTTGTGGCATAACCTCCCCCTTTAGTTCCTATGGCATTTAGTATTCTAAAGCCAAAAGTTCTAAAAAGGGCTAGTAATTCAAAATTACTGAGGTTTATCATATTTGTTCTAAATGCAACATCCTTGATTAGAGAGATTCATGTAATTTTATTTATATGTTTCTTTTCTGTCATTGATGTTTTATTTATTAAATATCTCGCTGTTCTGGAACAAAAGTTCTAGGACGACAGATAACCAGTCGCCTCAGACCCCCGTCCTTGGTATAGTTGAAGATACTTACAATATCCTCAATGAAACCAAAGAACGAGTAAACCCATTCAACTCACTTTATAGTGAGATTAAATGATGCTGCCACTAGACCTTGTAAAGTCTAGTTGTAACTTAATACAGGAAGCAAGGATAACCATTCTAAGGTTATCCCCAGGATCCTTGCG